TCTTCAATTTGATTTAGAATATGAGAATTTACTCATGGCATCGATGAGAGGTCGTGCAGGTCAAGTAGTTGGACAAGGATTTAGTGGTAAAAAAACTCAGTTGGGAGTAAGAACTACATCAGCAGTTAAAAAACTTGGATGTAGTAACTTAAAAACTATGATAGAAGATAATAAATTAATCACATGTGATTATGAAATTATTTCAGAATTAACTACATTTGCACAGAAACATAATTCATTTGAAGCAGAAGAAGGGTGTAATGATGATTTGGCAATGTGTCTTGTAATATTTGCATGGTTAGTTGCTCAAGAGTATTTTAAAGAGATGACTGATAATGATATAAGAAAAAGAATATATGAAGAGCAAAAGAATCAAATCGAGCAGGATATGGCACCTTTTGGATTTATTGCTAGTGGATTGGAGGATGATAGTTTCGTTGATAATAATGGAGATACATGGTATGCAGATGAATATGGTGATCGTTCCTACATGTGGGATTATAGGTAATGAATTTAGATGATCAAATTAAATTAGAGCATTTAATTTTTACCCAAAGAAAATGTAGAGTTTGTGGAGAGTATAAAGACCTTGTAAATGATTTTTACTTAACACGTAAAACTAAAGGATCTCTTCCTTCAGCATATTCATATGAATGCAAATCTTGTACGATCCAAAGAATTAAACACAATAGAAGAAAAAAAGTTCACAATATTCAAAATTATTATCCTGATTGGTAGTGTTCACGCATTGTTTCCCCGTTGTAAATACCCTTTTACATAAATATTTTTAGATAAATTTGAGCAAGAGGAATAAGGATGGCATTAAACTTAGCGTCTCCTGGAATTCTAATAAGGGAAGTTGATTTAACTATCGGTAGAATCGATGGATCAACAGGTAAAATCGGAGGTCTCGTTGGACCTTTCGAGAAAGGACCTGTTGATGTTCCAACGACTATTACTGGAGAGAATGATCTATTCGATCAATTTGGACAACCTTATGACACTGATAAGCAATATGAGACTTGGATGGTAGGGTCTTCATACTTAGCTTACGGTGGAGTTCTAAGTGTAATAAGAGCAGATGATAACAAATTAAAAAATGGTTTTGTTGGAACTGCAAGCAGTGTAAAGATTAAGAGCACAGATCATTACAAAGAATTAGGGTATGATGAAAATCCATACACTGAGGCTACAGTATCAGCAAGAAATCCTGGTACATGGTCAAATGGACTTCGAGTTGCTATTATAGACGGAGCTGCTGATCAAATTTTAACGATGAACACAACTGGCATCAGCACGTTTACTGCAGCAGTCGATGATAGAACTGGAGCAGTAGGAGTTGGAACAACTATCATAACTGGAATCACAACAAGTGGCATTACTGTAGGTCAGGCAATAAGATCTGATGTAGTTTCAGCAGGAACAACTGTTCATTCCATTGCTGCAGGTAGTGTATTCATCAGTAACCCAACCACGAATCTATCACCAAACACATTCTTATTTGATTTTGGAACAGAGGCAGTTACTCAAGCACCACCAGTAGTTGGTTCTGGTGTAGTACAAACAGTTCCAGATAACACTGTAATATCAGGGGCTGCTGGAACAAGTGTGATTGATGGAACTTTTAGAGGTATTATTACTGAGGTAGGAACTGGTGAAGTATCTGTTAAATTCTTATCACATGTTTCTGCTGCAGGAACTGTTACAGCAAAGGATTATAACAGTATTTACAAATTCTCTGCAGACACAGTGGTTGCAATTCATACTTCTGGTGCAGCAGCTTCTTATGGATCAACTATTGTCACCGCAACAAGAGATTGGTTTGATGATCAAACTTTTGTAACAACCACTGCTACAGTAGGTGGAACTGAAACAGAAACCAAAGTCAAGTGGAATACAATCGCAGATAAACCAGGTACATCATCTTACGCAGCAGAAAGAGGTGGTAGATTTGATGAAGTTCATGTTGTAGTCATTGACGCAAAGGGAACAGTTACAGGAAATGCTGGAACAGTATTAGAAAAACATCTAAGTCTTTCAAAAGCAAAGGATGCTGAGTTCTCAGTTGGTTCACCATCATACTGGAGAAAATATCTTTACAATAATTCTACTAACATCTTCGGATTGTCTGGAACTATCATTGGAGTTACAACTACAGGTTTTTCATCTGGATTTACACCTGAAGGTGACGGTGGTTGGGATCAAGATGCAGAAGGAACTATCTTTAACAGTTCAGGAAAACAAAACCTATCATTAACAGGTGGTACAAACTACGGTGGTATAAGCACAATAACTACTACTGGAGCATTAGATTCTGGTTTAGATGATTTGATCAAGGGTTATGGTAAGTTTGAAAATGACACAACTGTTGATGTAGACTTCTTATTAATGGGTTCTGGAAAGTATGGACAAGATTCAACCAGAGCATTAGCAGAGAAGTTAATTTCAGTTGCAGAGATAAGAAAGGATGCAGTTGCATTCATATCTCCATCAAGAGATCGTATATTATCAGATACAAATGATCAATTAAAGGTATCTGTATACAGTGATGCCACAATTACAGATAATGTCGTCGAATTTTATGACACGATATCATCATCAACCTTTGCAGTATTTGACAGTGGTTACAAATACATGTATGATAGGTTTAATAACACATTCCGTTATGTCCCACTTAATGGTGACATTGCAGGAACATGTGCTAGAAACGACATCAACGATTTCCCTTGGTTCTCACCTGCTGGAACTGCAAGAGGTGCAATATTGAATTCAGTTAAACTTCCTTATAATCCAACAAAATTACAAAGAGATAAACTTTATTCAAATCGTATAAATCCAGTTATCTTCTCACCTGGTGCAGGTATTGTACTATTCGGTGATAAAACTGGATTCGCAAAAGCATCAGCATTTGATCGTATCAATGTACGTAGATTATTCATCTACTTAGAGGACGGAATCGCAGCTGCTGCTAAAGATCAGTTATTTGAATTCAACGATGAAATTACAAGGGCAAACTTTGTAAACATAGTTGAACCTTTCCTAAGAGATGTTCAATCCAAGAGAGGTATTCAAGATTATGTTGTTGTTTGTGATGAAACAAATAACACTGCTGCTGTTATAGATAACAATGAGTTTATAGCAGATATCTTTGTCAAACCAGCAAGGTCAATCAACTTCATAGGACTAACATTTGTCGCCACTCGAACTGGCGTATCCTTTGAAGAGGTTATCGGTTCCGTTTAAGTAAACTAGAGGTTTAAAACCATGTCGTCTCGTCAACAAATCAACACTATTCCATTAAGGAAAATAAGTGATTTTAAAAGCAGATTGTCTGGTGGTGGTGCTAGACCGAATCTCTTTGAGGTTGAGTTAGCATTCCCAGATGCAGTTGCTATTGCAAATGATGTCTTACAAAAATCAAGATTTCTTGTAAAAGCCGCAGCACTTCCTGCTTCAACAATTGCTCCAGTCGAAATACCATTCAGAGGTCGTATTTTGAAAGTCGCTGGAGACAGAACATTCGAAACTTGGACTATCACAGTTATTAATGACACAGATTTTGTCATTCGTTCTGCGATGGAAAAATGGATGAATACAATCAATAAATTAGATGATGCCACAGGACTTACTGATCCAGATGCTTATCAAAAAGATGCATTTGTACATCAACTAGATCGTGATGGTTCAATTCTCAGATCATATAAATTCTGGGATATCTACCCAACTAATATTTCAACAATAGACCTTAATTATGAAACTACTGACACTATTGAACAGTTCGATGTCGAAATGCAAGTTCACTGGTGGGAAGCATTTAAGGGAACTAGTCCTCAAGCTGGTGGTGAAAATATTAGATAAATAATAAAATACTAGTTAAATTATAATATGGCAAGGCTTTTTGGTTTTTCTGTTGAAGATAAAGAACAAAAATCACAGTCAATAGTTTCACCCGTTCCTCAGAATAATGAGGACGGGTCTGACTATTATATACAGAGTGGTTTTTATGGATCTTATGTAGATATAGAAGGAGTATATCGAAACGAATTTGATTTAATAAAAAGATATCGTGAAATGGCACTTCATCCAGAGTGTGATTCTGCGATTGAAGATGTTGTTAATGAAGCAATCGTTAGTGATTTATACGATTCACCTGTTGAAATTGAATTATCTAACTTGAATGCAAGTGATAAATTAAAAAAGATAATTCGAGAAGAATTTAAAACAATCAAAGAAATATTAGATTTTGATCGTAAAGCACACGAAATATTCAGAAACTGGTACGTTGATGGTAAATTATGCTATCTCAAAGTAATTGATCAGAAAAAACCACAGGATGGTATTCAAGATTTAAGATATATCGATTCACTTAAAATTAAATATATTCGAAAAGAGAAGAAGAAAGATCGTAATGATTATATCTCAGTTGCAGGAAATCGTGGAGATGATGCAGGAGCAGTTGTAAATCCACAATTAGACGAATATTTTATCTATACACCAAAACCAGCATATCCAACTAATCTTGCAACAGGTGGTGCAGGAAATAAAGGAATTAAAATCGCAAAAGATGCAATCACATATTGCACATCTGGTTTAATTGATCGTAATCGTGGTAGTGTTTTATCATACTTACACAAAGCAATCAAGGGATTAAATCAATTAAGAATGATTGAGGATAGTCTTGTAATCTATCGTTTATCAAGAGCACCTGAAAGAAGAATATTCTATATTGATGTTGGTAATCTTCCAAAGATAAAGGCAGAGCAATATCTTAAAGAGGTGATGTATCGTTATCGTAATAAGTTAACTTACAATGCACAGACTGGTGAAGTTCGTGATGATCGTAAGTTCATGTCAATGATGGAGGATTTTTGGTTACCAAGAAGAGAAGGTGGTCGTGGAACTGAAATCACAACTTTACCTGGTGGTCAAAATCTTGGTGAGTTATCTGACATTGAATACTTTCAGAAAAAATTATATCGTGCACTGAATGTTCCTGAGTCACGTATTGCGTCAGATGGTGGATTTAATTTAGGAAGATCATCTGAAATCTTGAGAGATGAACTTAAATTTACTAAGTTTGTAGGACGTTTGAGAAAGAGATTTGCTCAGATGTTTAATGATATGTTAAAGACACAATTAATACTAAAAAATATTGTTACACCAAGTGATTGGGAGTCAATTCGTGAGCATATTCAATATGACTTCTTATATGATAATCAATTTTCAGAGTTGAAAGAATCTGAAATGATGAATGAAAGGTTAGCAACATTAGCAACCATTGAACCCTATATTGGAAAATACTATTCAAATGATTTTGTAAGAAGAAAGGTTTTACGTCAAACTGATTCAGAAATGATTGAAATTGATGATCAGATTGAACAGGAAATTAAAGATGGTATTATTCCAGATCCAAATTCAGTTGATCCAATTACAGGAGAACCACTTGAAGGTGGTGGAGATTTAGGAGATATTCCGACTGAACCAGACTTAGAAAAATCTGCAGCAGTCACTGATGCACAGTTAAGTAAAGATACCAAAACGGCGGAGATATAAATAAATTATAACGTTATATTTAAAATATGGAAGAAATTATCGATTTGATAGCAACAGATTCTGCTGCATCTGAGGTTACTGACAAACTCAAAGACATTCTTTTTACAAAATCTGCAGAAAGAATTGAGAGTCAGAGACCAAATATTTCTGCATCTATGTTTGATGAACCAGAAAATGAAGCAACTAGTGAATTAGAAAGTGAAGAGGAAACCGAACCAACTGAGGAACCAGAAGAATGAGTAGAATTTTATTAAAAGGAGATGAAATAGCTGTGCCTTTGGTAGCTGCTGCATCAAGTTTTAGTGAGGCAACTGTTGTTCGTCTTGCAAACCCAAGCACAACTGATTATGTTATCACTGTTACTGAGACTAGAGGTGGAGTTGGTGTTGGTTCTTTTACTCTTTTAGCAGACTCCACTGAAATGTTAGAAAAGCAACCTACCCATGTAGTTTTCGTTAATACTGGCACTAATGTATTGGGTGCAAAAGTAGGATTTACAAACTAGGAAAATGAAACTAATTACAGAAGAAGTATCAAAAGTTAAATTTATCACCGAAGGAAAAGGTGCTAAAAAGAAAATGTATATTGAAGGTGTTTTCCTACAAGGTGACATCAAAAATCGTAATGGTAGAATGTATCCAGTATCGACTCTCTCTCGTGAGGTAAATCGTTACAATGAATCATTTGTAAAGAAGGGTCGTGCTCTTGGTGAGTTGGGACATCCAGAAGGACCAACAGTAAACTTAGATCGTGTTTCTCATAAGATTACATCTCTCACACAAGAGGGTAATAATTTTAGAGGAAAGGCACAACTTCTTGATACACCAATGGGTAAGATTGCAAAGTCTCTTATTGGTGAAGGTGTAACACTCGGAGTCTCGTCTCGTGGTGTTGGATCTTTAAAAGAAAACAGCAATGGATGCAAAGTAGTTGGTGAAGATTTTATGTTAGCAACTGCTGCAGATATCGTTGCTGATCCTTCAGCTCCCGATGCTTTTGTATCTGGAATTATGGAAGGAAAAGAGTGGGTTTGGGAAGGAGGAATTCTTCGTGAACAACAAGCAACACAAACAAAAAAGAGAATTAATACTCTTGTAGATCAAGGTAGATTAGAAGAGCATAAACTGAATTTATTCAGTGATTTCTTATCAAATCTATAAGTTCTATAAATAAATATAGAAAAATGTCCGATGGCAACAATTACACAACATGGAAAACGTAGTAACCAAAGGAGCTAAACCTGCAGATCCAATGCAGAAGCTTACCACAGGTGGAACACCACCAACAGTAGATGACCTAGGAGGTCCTACACCAGAAAATTATAAACCAGATGACGATTCTGCAAAATTCAAGGATCCTAGTGCTGTACTAAAACAAGTTAAAGATATTGTTAATAAAGGTGCAAAACCAGCAGATCCAATGCCAGCAGGTATGAAGAAAGAGGAATCAGAAGCAGAGGAAGGATCTGATGTGGTTGCTGAAGAACCAGCATCTGAAGAGGAAACTGTGGTTGCTGAAGAACCAGCATCTGAAGAAGAGGCAGTTGTTTCTGAAGAAGAGGCAATTGAAGAATCTGAGGAAGAGGTAATTGTTACCGAAACAAACATTGATGTAGAAGCCGATATCAATGCACTTCTTGAAGGAGAGGAATTATCCGAAGACTTCCAAGAAAAGGCAAAGACAATTTTCGAGGCTGCCATCAAGTCAAAAATTGTAGAAGTTAAATCAGAACTTCAAGAACAGTATGAGGCAACTATTGTAGAAGAAGTTGCTACAATTAAATCAGAATTAACAGAAAGATTAGACGCATATTTAGAGTATGTGGCTGATGAATGGATGTCCGAAAATCAACTCGCAGTTGAAGCAGGACTCAAAACAGAAATGACTGAATCATTCCTAACAGGAATGAAGAGTCTATTTGAAGAACATTATGTAACTATCCCTGAAGAAAAATACAATGTACTCGATAGCATGGTAGATAAACTTGATGAAATGGAAGAAAAACTCAACGAGCAAATCAATAAAAACGTTGCTCTAACAAAGAGATTATCAGAATCTACTTCTGATGTAATCTTTGCAGAAGTTGCTGAAGGTCTAGCTGTCACACAGAAAGACAAACTAGCTACACTTGCAGAGAATGTTGAGTTTGATAGTGAAGACAAATATCGTGAGAAACTAGTAACACTCAGGAATTCATATTTCCCTGACAAATCTGGTATTCAGAGAGACACATCAGAGAACTTATCTGAGGGTACAGAAACAGGTCATCAACAACCAGCAGTCACTGGTGTGATGGAATCTTATCTTCAAACTCTGAGCAGAGTTTCTAAAAAATGATTTTTATATCATAAATTCAAACTAAACTTTTAGAGGTAAATTTTAAATGCAACCTATCAATCACGAAGGTTTGCAGGAGAAGTGGGCACCATTACTTGATTACGAAGGTCTAGACCCAATCAAGGATAATCATAAGAGAATGGTTACCGCACAACTCTTGGAAAACCAAGAAACAGCAATTAGAGAAGAAAGAGAGTTTCTTTCAGAAGCTGTACCAACAAACAGTACAGGTTCAAATGGTGGAACAGCAGGTTTCTCTGCTGGTGCAGGATCACCAGTAGCAGGTTTCGACCCTGTTCTAATCAGTTTGATCCGTCGTTCAATGCCTAACTTGGTCGCATATGACCTAGCAGGTGTTCAACCAATGACTGGTCCTACTGGATTAATCTTCGCAATGAGATCCAAGTTCAAGACTATGGATGGAGCAGAAGCACTATTCAACGAAGCAGACACTGGATTCTCAGCAACTGGAAAAGATGCAGGAACATCTGGAATCGGCAATACTTATGTTGCTGGATCTGATGGAGTAAGTGTTGGTTTCGGTACAACAAGTCAGCAACCTTTCGATGCTGAAACAGCAAACCCTGGTCTATTAAACCCAACTTCAGGTGCACCTGGCAACCAGCAAGCATATAACACTGGTGTAGGTATGGATACTGAGCAGTCCGAAGCACTCGGAGATGGTTCAGGTCCTGATTTCAACGAAATGGCATTCTCAATCGAGAAGGTCACAGTTACTGCTAAGACAAGAGCACTAAAGGCAGAGTACAGTTTAGAACTAGCTCAAGACCTTAAGGCAATTCACGGTCTTAATGCAGAGGCTGAATTAGCAAATATTCTCTCAACAGAGATTCTTGCTGAGATCAACAGAGAAGTTATCAGAACAATCTACAAGGTCGCAGAAGCAGGTGCTGCTACAAACGTTGCACAATTAGGTACATTCGATTTAGACATCGACTCAAACGGTAGATGGTCAGTTGAGAAGTTCAAGGGACTTATCTTCCAAATGGAAAGAGATGCAAACAGAATTGCACAGAGAACTCGTAGAGGAAAGGGCAACATGATCCTTTGCTCCGCAGACGTTGCTTCTGCCCTCACCATGGCTGGTGTACTTGATTACACCCCTGCACTCAACGCCGACCTGAATGTTGATGATGCTGGTAACACCTTTGCTGGTGTTCTTGCTGGTAAGTATCGTGTTTACATCGATCCTTATTCTGCAAACTCTGCTGCTAGCCAGTATTACGTTGTTGGTTAT